GTCTGGTGCGAGAATTGGTCGTTAAGCATTGCTATCATTTGCTGAAAGACTTCATTTTCTTTTTGTGTCTTAGGATTCATACTACTTTTTCTTAGTCTTTTTAATCTTTTGTGTGGGTCTATCTCCTAGCTTTTTCATTAGCCTTGTTTTATTGGTCAAGACATTTAATATCAGTTCTTCTGCCTTCTCCTCATACCTAGCTTCTTTCTTCTCCTCACTAGCTGGATAGTATTTGAGGTTTAGGTGGGATTCTAGGAGTTTTATGCGAGCGTTAAGGTCTTTTATCTGCTTCGGAAGTGAAACTGATGTATGGATTTGAGACATAAACAGAGTATCTATGTTTGTTACCTCCATACCTCCTGCCATTTGAGACTTTAATTTGTAAACATCTTCTGCTACCTTTTCTAGTCTTTTTATGAAGTTGAACATAATGTTATTTGGTTCTTACTGGTACTTTATTACTCTATCATATCTATTGACAGATAGTAAAGTTATCCACAGTTAGTAATTGTTACGTGCTTTGTTGTTTTCTGTATAGACTTTAGAGGTATTTGCATTTAGCATTTTCTCTAAAGCTTTCAGTTTGATTTTGATGATTGTTTCGCGATTTCCTTGTTCTGTGAACTCCCACGCCCTATCCGTAGAGGTGTCTGATTTGTTTTCTCCACGGAGCTTAATCCATTCTGCGGGTTTTACTTTTAGTATCTCAGAGAGCTCATCAGAGAGCCGTGAGTACTCCTCAGCGAGTCCTATACTCTGGTCTGCGATTGTACTTGGGTCAATCATGTGATAATAACTAGTCCATCATCATGGTTAGGTGAGTACCACGGAACGACTCTTTCTTGCTCGTAAAGAAAATCAATAAAATCATCGAAGTTGTTGAATTGAGTTTTCCGAGGAAGTAAGAAACGAAACTCACCTGTCGTTAGATTTAGTTGTTTGACTTTTCCTTCTTCTGTAACTCTTGTAATTATTTCCATATAGGTATAGCAACGCCCGTGCTAGTGTCCCAACTTACTATTCTTTTAGGTCGGTTGACTAAAACGTACTTATAGTTTTTAGTTCCTTTAATATAATCTCCCTTTATCGTCCAGTTAAGGCTCCTGTCTCGGCGTAGGGTATGAATAATAGCCCCCAGTCTGAGGATGTTATTCTCAACAGCCCATGCGTTTGTAACTTCTCCTTCTTCACTTAACTTCTTTTTAATGGTTCTTATTTGGCTCATAGCTAGAAAGGTATAGAGCCAGGGTCTAGTTCATCTACTTCAGCGTTCACATCCGCAGTAAACGATTCTCTTTTAACTGATTGCTTCGGCTCTGGTGCTGGTAATGGGAAGTTCGGGAGCACGTTGTCTTTTGCATAATTTACAACAAACTTGCGAACCTTCAGGAAGTGGATTTTCCAATCATCCTTATCGTAGTTCTTAGTATCTCCTTCTGGCTCTGGGAATCCTAGTGTGGTCTTTTCTCCATCCCAGAAAGCGTTCTTAACCTTCTCGCCGTCTTGGTACAGGGTAACTCCTTTAACAGAGCGCCCCTTATCATCATTGAAAGAGTACGGCGCAAAGGTAACGCTCTTTGAAAGGTCGAGACTCGGTAGCTTCTTTAGAATGTCCTCTCCAAAAGAAGTTGACACGCCTTGGGCAATGGTGAACTCATCAGTCCCATCGTTAACGGTAATCATGACCTGCTCTCCAAAATCTCCATCACGGAAACTCATATTAACAATATGACCTTCTGCTTTCGTGTAGACTTGCTCCCACTTCTCCCCCTTTTTCCCGTCAGACGTCTCGTATTCACGGAGCACCGCTCCCTTAGTGTCCTTGGTTACTGTTTCGTGGAAGTTTCCATCAGAGTTTAGAATTGATAGAAAGCGTCCTGTGGTTTCTTTTGTGAGCATATTAGATAGTTCCTAGGATATAAAGAATAAAACCTCCAAGAGCAACACACATTACGGTCTTTTCAAGATTAGTAGTTTTCTTTGTCTTTTTAACAATAATGTATACGCTCCAAAACCATGCGATAAATACGGCGATTCCTAGTAGAGTTGTCATTTTGATGTACGTGCGATTGAACGCTTAATTTCTTGAATAATTGCCTGCTGTGGGAGGCTTAACGCTCCGTAGTCATCAGCAAGCATGGTCTTCTTGGTGAGGTACCCATCAAGAATCCTGTTCCATTCTTTTGAATCTACCCCGGCACCGCCCTTAACAAGTTTGGTAATTCTTCGATACTCCTCTACAGCTTCTTCAGGTGTCCCATCAAAGTCAACCTCGATGTAGGCAAACTGTTCCGCTGGTATTCGCAATCTATTCATGAGTGTTTAATGGTGTTATCCCGTAACTAACTGCTACGAGTTGAATCTGTTTTGTAACAGTGTCAATCTCGTAGATACTTGCATCTTTGTGAATCCCTACTTCCATAAGTTGTGCTTCGTTAACAGCGTCCCCTGCGATTACAGACCCGTCTTTAAAGAAGCGGATGGGCATGTACTTTTTCATATATTTTTGTCGAAGTTAGAATCAAGCCGGAGACCATTAGTTATAATCGAATCAAAAGTATCGAACAGAGAATCTTTCTTCATATGAAATTCCCCGCACTTACAATTACAACCGACCCTGCGACAATTTCCTGAACAAACGTGCTCACATCCATCGAGCAATGTCGGTGTATCTTCTCCACTCCCATCACATTCAGGACAAACTGAATTACGGTATGTTGGCTCTCCGTCCACTCCTACACTCACAACTTCTACTTTCCCTTCTCCTTGGCAGTTGTTACAAATCATATTTTTGGTTCTTATTGGTACTCATTAAGTATACTCTAGTCAATAGAAGCGTCAACCTCTTTCGTTGGGGATAACTTCTTTTTGTTTATGTTCTTGTTAAAGACTGCTATTTGCTGTACTCGTTGGCGTGTTAATCCGTATATGTCTCCTATTGCTTGGAAGGTTAGACCTCCGTCACGCATTTTTCTAATCTCATCGTTTCGTTTTATTTTCATTCTTTCATCTTATCCACAGTCAACACCTTTGTAAAGAAAAACACTGTGTATAATTACTGTATGGAATTTCAGAACCCCTACAAAAAAGAAGAAGAGACGGTGCGTATGTCCGCTAACTTATTCGGAGAACTTCGTATAGATTTACAAACTCGTAAAGACGGAAAGAAACTCACCACTGAAAGAGGAGAGTTACTGAAATATTTCGCAGATAAAACTGCACGTAAGATTCCACAAATAGCAATGAAGGTGCAAGGACTAGAACTACGAGACCTTTACTACATCAAGAGTGCTTGCGACTCGTATGAAAAGCAGGGGAACATTTGGGCGAAAGGATTCTATGGAATGTTGAAACCTAGACCTCCTGAAACTTAGATTGTTTAGCCCACTCATAAAAAGAAAGTTTAAACTGTTCTTTGTTGTCGGCTAGTATATTTTTAGCGCTCGGCTCTTGCTTTGCCTCTTTTTCTAAAAAGGCTTGGCTCTTCTTATAAACAGGTAGCTTGCCTTGATATTTATATGGTTCTACTTCGGTGATGCTTTGTGCTAATTCATTCATTTGTAAATATTACAACGTAAAACTATTTACAACAATAAAAGTTATCCACACCCATGCGTTGATAGTAAAAACTATGTGGTATTGTAATAGGGTGCTGACAGCGGTTAGTGTTGAAAGCAAAATCCTGCTAATAGCACCTCCCTGCTGTTAGTGGGGTTTTGTTTTAAATCACTTCCATCGTCCTATAAGCAGAGAGACGGAAAACCTCGGCTTCTATCTACCGCTCGTGTTTAAATAATTTCCTCGCGCTGACCTAACCGCTGTCAACGAGGGACCTAGTTTGAACATGAGAGTGCTCGTAGAGTCAATCTATATCTCTAGGTATGAACACAAGGGAGGTACACTAGAGTTTAGTTGGAAGGTCCAGTAGAGAGAATCCACCCATCTAGGGAGGAAAAGCGGTTATATTCAAATAATGAAAAAAGGTCCCATAACAAAAGTAAAAGAGAAACTGTGGCAAGAATGCTGTAGGATAGTCTTTAAAAAGTATGGAGACACGTGTTTTACTTGTGGGGCGCAAAATATTGAGAAACAAAATAAACATTGTGGGCACTTTATTACAAAGTCAACCTGCTCTACTGAACTAGCATACGACTTGAAGAATCTCCGACCACAGTGCTACCGCTGTAATATTTCGCTCTCAGGTAACTGGGTGATGTTTGAAAAGAATCTAATCCGCGACCATGGTGTGGAATATGTAGAGGAGTTGAAAGAAAGAAACATGCGCACAAAAGGAAACAAGTATGGAATCTTTTATCTCCAACAATTACTAGACGAATATAAAACCTATGGCTAAGAAAGGAAAGAAGAAGCCCTGCTAATATGCCTCTACTAAAAGGAAAGAAGAACATTGGAAAAAACATTACAGAACTGAAAGCCGACAATAAAAAGAAAGGCAAGGCTCGTGGTGCTAACGGGAAAGTCCGACCAATGAAACAAATCAAAGCAATTGCGTTATCCACAGCATACGGAAAAAAGAAGAAATAGCTCTTGACAGCTGGAAATAAAAGAATATACTTAATTCATACCAATAAGAAACACGTATGAAATTATTTATTCTAGGAGCGATAGTCGCAACAGTACTTGTTATAGCAACACCAACATTCGCAGCAACAGTAGCTAAAATGACAGGTATCAAAGCCATCTCTACGATAGATTGGTCTACACAGCGCGTGTCCAAGTTCACTGATTATGATAACGGAGCAACTTGTTACACTCTCGCAGATACAAACGGAGGCTACCCACGTGCAATCTCTTGTGTGAAGTAGTTTGGGGTCTTAGAAAAATCGGATAGTTTGGGGTCTTGGATTTATCGTATGTGTAGCGTAGCCCGTATATAAATCCCATAGCGTATACAAGGCTCAAAATTGCCGTATAAGGCTCGTAAATATCGTATAGGTATATTGTATCGTTTCATATTTTGAAGTGCTTATATCGCAGTTTTAAGGCAAAAGCCCTCCCACTTTTACAGTGTTAGGGCTTTTGCTATTTGTTGCGCACCTTGCGCGCCTTTATGCTATTTGCCTTGTCTTTAAAACTTTACCACAACCCCTCCAGCGTCCTCCCGTAGCACTTCCCCTGTATACCTGTCCTCTAGCTTGTATACACCGTCTTCGCACGTATAAAGCATGGTAGTAAAGACACTTGCATCCTCCCTTAATAATTCTACCACCATGCTAGTATCTGCACCTTGCCCCTTTTCCACCTGTACGAGCTTGCCCTTTGTAAAGCGTTCAGCTCTTATATTTGCGTATAGTTTCACAATTATCATGCTATTTTTAACGGGCTCGTAAGCCCTATACTGCCCGTGTAAACGAGCAGTAAGGAATTGCGATACTATTAACGGGTATTTTTTATAGTGGATATAGCAAGATTTAAGCCGTCTATAAAAGTGAAGTCTTTATACCTTATATTTTCTATAGTGCCTTCATCAAAGGCGTTTCTTACGTGCCTATCACGTAAAGCAATAAGTACTTCTGATACTTCTTTTTTTGTACGTTGCTTAGTTATATTTTCCTCTAAGTTCATAATCTTTATAGTTTATTTTTAATAAGGCAATAAGTTGCCCTAACCTATGCGCTCACGGGCAACGCATAGAAAGGGAAAGCTATTTTAATAATGCGTAGAGCGCTCCAGTGTTTCGTCACTTGCTAGCTCGTAATCATCTGCAACCTCCTTGGAATAAGAAAACATGCTCCAACTCGTACCGTAGTCGTAAATAGGTAGTACGTGAACATCTAGCGCGTTACTGTATCCAACTTCCACACCGTACTCTTTTAATCTCTCAATATCCCAATCGTTGATACCTACAATAAACATCTGGTACGGGTCGCTATCAAAGCGCCCGTCGCCATGACAATCCTCGCAAGTTTTCCCGTCTTTTTCACCTGTACCCTCGCAATCCTCGCAATCGTAGTAGTACAGGTCAAAATTGTCCTCCACAAAACTTTCGTCAACCGTTGCAATGTTATTACACAAAACCATTGGTATATTTTTGAACAAATTATTTCTCTCAATGTATACAGTTTTCATAGCATTAATTAGTTATTTTTAAGGGGCATTGTATGCCCTATAGCAGTCCCTGAAAGTACAAGGACGGCTAAGGATACGCAATTTACCAGCGCGGTATTTCATTTCCTCCCACACCGCTACCGTAATACCGACAGTCTTGCGGTTCTTTGTGATAGTTTTTATCGCACCTATCGCAAATGCGTGTATATGTCCACGGTTCCATACTCATATCTAAGTGTGCAATAATCCAGTCCTGTATATTCTCTCCCTCGGGTAAATGCTTAATAATCGTACGGCTAGCTTTTACGCTTTCTATTTCGTATTTCATTTTAGAATAGATTAAAGATACTGCGTATAAACTCACTCAACATACTGTTATCGTTAGCAGGTATAAGTCCAAACGCTACGCCGTACAATTCAACTAGTACCACCATAAACATCACCGCAAGAGCATGAAACAAAAACGAAACAATCTCTTTTAGTAGTCTCATAACATACATATAGTTACTTTTTAATGGTTCTTAATGTCTACCCCTTAAATGTAGCATACCTATTGACATCATACAAGTACAAAGAGCGTGCATGTGGATAACTATCAGCTATTTACAACTAGCAATATTTGTATTGTAATAATCCCGCGGAAACAATCGTAATATCTGACTTGTTATAGAGAGTACGTATAGAATAATATCGTTGTCCCCATGTATGGTATTTACTTTCTTAGTGTGTATTGTATTGTGATGATATGAATGCAGATAACCAGCAAGAAAACAGTAAACCACGAGGGGAACATTTAAAACAATATCAATGGAAAAAAGGACAAAGCGGTAATATCTTAGGACGACCAAAAGGACCAACTCTTAAAGAATGGTCTAAAAGCTACCTAGAGAGAATGAACGACGATGAACGTGATGAATTTATGCAAGGGATACCAAAGTTAGAGATTTGGAAAATGTCAGAAGGAAACGCACACACAACCGAGGATAAGAAGATAAGTCTAACCTTACCAAAGCCTATACTCGGAGGTACAGCAACCTTAAAAGACGTTGGTGATACGGTGCTACTTGAAGAGATGCGAGAGGAGATACGTGTGGAAGAGGAAAAGCTTGACATACACCCTAATGATGATGTGTAATACATATACCCCTGTAGGGCTGTATACGGGCATTAGAGCCGTGATACTTAGATACTGGTATATTGTATCAAATAAGTATGCAGGACAGTGTATAAGGGAAAATAGGGGGGTACGGGGGGATAGGGATACGGCATTGCGTTTCGTTGGAAGTGTACGAATAGCCTTAATACATAAAATCTACTTTGATATGTCAATATGATGTATACCGCCACTACCACTGTTCAGAAAATCCTAGCGATGCCAGAACGTGTCAAGATTATTCAGGGTGGTTCTTCTGCTGGAAAAACAATCGCTATCCTTCTTATTTTGATAGACCGTGCTCAAGTAGAGGAGGGACAGATATTTTCTATTGTTTCGGAATCTATGCCCCACCTTAAAAAAGGAGCTATGCGCGACTTCCTGAATATTATGGAGGGACATGGCTACTACAAAGAAGAGAATTGGAACAGAACAGATTCTATCTATACGTTTGAGACAGGTACTAAAATTGAGTTCTTTTCTGCGGATACTTCTGAAAAAGTGCGTGGCCCACGTCGTCAAGTACTATTTATAAACGAGGCGAACAACATTGATTACGAGACTTTTACCCAGCTCTCTATCAGAACAAGTGGGGATATTTATATCGACTATAACCCTGTGGCTCAATTCTGGGTGCATGACGAGGTTATACCTTTCCAAAAGCATTCTTTTCTCATTGTGACGTACAAGGACAACGAGGGACTCCCACAGAGTACGGTTGACGACCTTGAATCTAGGAAACATAGAACTCAATGGTGGAACGTATACGGGCTCGGACTTATCGGAGAAGTGGAAGGTAAAATCTACAAAAACTGGGCTCCGCTTGAGGAGATACCTGCCTATGCACAGCTAGTCAGAAGGGGTATTGACTTCGGTTATACCAATGACCCCACAGCCATTATTGATGTGTATAAATTTAACGGTGGCTATATCTTAGATGAGATTGCATACCAGAAAGGACTTTCTAACAAGGCCATCGCGGATATTGTCCTTTCTCAAGAGCAAGTCCTCTGTGTGGGAGACTCTTCTGAACCTAAGAGTATTGATGAACTAAAGCTCTATGGTGTCTCCATTATTGGGGCGACTAAGGGACCAGGCTCTATCAACCAAGGAATCCAACTCATCCAAGATTCGTCAATATACGTTACTAAGAGAAGCGTTAACCTCCAAAAAGAACAGAGAGGGTATTTTTGGATGCCTAACGTTGACGAGAAGAAGGGTAAGTTGGGTAAAAAACCTCAAGACTGGAACAACCACGCTCTTGATGCGGCCAGATACGCTATCTCTTCTCTTCATCCTTTAGAGAGTTTTGACCCAGTCCTTGAAAATAAAATCCGAAGTAACCGCGGGAACGCACAACGCTATAAATAATATGTTGATTCACCTCACCAAAAGTAAACTGTTCACAGAAGAACCTGACCGCCGTTTCTGCAAAGAGTATAACCTTCCACGGGGTTTTTGGACTGAGGTCTGGCGCAGATACAAACTCCTCGACTACACTCTGAAGGATATTTGCGACTACTACGAGTTTAAGTCAGGGCGCAAAACTAGCGGGCAAGCTATGCAACGTTGGATTATCCGAACGGAGATTTACTGCCGTGCTCAAGTAGCTATTAAGAAAGGAGCCATCGTTGCTACCTCGGATTTCTTTAATGAGTTTGAGCCCTTCCTAATAAAAGAGATAACTAAACAGATACGATTTAGTGTGAAAAAGGAAAGTAAAATGCTTATATAACGGGCTTTTAAATAAGAACACGTGTGAGTTAAAGTGCAACTATTTGCACACAGGGGTGAGAATATGTTAAATGCCCAATAATATCTACTCTCAAATACGAACGGAGATTCGAGACTTCATAACTAACTATGTAGCTATTGTTCCTGGCTATTCTTTCAACCAGTACGACACGATTAAGAGAATCAACCTCTACAATAACTCCAAGTTCGAAAACGGAGGAACGTACCTAGGTAGGGACCTTATCTTTTGGAACGTTGTCAACCCTCCTTGCGAAGTTGCTACGCGAATGCTCGACATCGACACAAAAGACATTCGTCTCTGGCCAACCAACCCTAAGTCCTACTTCTCTACGTGGCTTCTTGAAAAAGAACTGAAACTCTGGCTCAAAACTTCGAAGTTTGCGAAGATTCTCAACTCAATCGCAGAGGAAGCTCCTAAATACGGGACCGTTGTACTCGAAAAAACTACAGATGGAGCCAAGGTTGTTGATTTGCGCCGTTTAGTTCTTGACCCTACCGTTGAATCAATTAAAGATTCACGTTTCGTTGAAACTATCCACTATATGACTCCTACAGAGCTTCGAAACTCTGGCTGGGACAACGTAGAACAAGCTATTGAACTGTTTGGGGCAGCTTCAGCACAAGAACCATACGAAGATGCCTACGGAAACCTAAATATCGCTCAATCAACTCCTTACATCAAGGTCATCAAGCGTTATGGGGAAGTCCCTGAATGGTGGATTGATGGAGGAAAGTCAGAGAAGGTAGTTAAATCACTCTTTATTGTTTGTGGTGTTGATTCATTCGGCACTAACGAGCAAGGAATCGTTACTTCCGAGAATGGAATCACCCTCTTTAAGAGCAAGTGGCACAAGGATTGGCCTTTTAAGGACTACCACTATACAAAGATTCGTGGACGATGGCTTGGAGTTGGAATTATAGAATCTCTTTTTGACGTTCAAGTTCGCTTCAACGAACTCAAGAACTCAAAGCGTTTCTCAATGGAGCTCTCAACTCTCCACCTCTTCCAGACGAAGGATAAGTCAATCGTCCGCAATGCCCTCACAGACCTAGAGAACGGAGACATAATCTACTCTCCTCTTGGAATTGAACCGATTGCTAACGAGGAACGAAACCTCGGAGCATGGAAGGACGAAGAGCAGGGTTATGCAGACCAGACAGACCGCCTTACATTCGCCTACGCCGCAGTTCGTGGAGAACCTATGGCTTCTTCTACTCCAGCAGCTCTCGCCCAGCTACAAGCCAACCAATCTACTTCTACGTTTGACTTCAAGCGTGAGAATCAGCAAATCTTCCTGCAAGAGTTCTTCAACGACCTCGTTCTTCCTCAACTGATGAAGGATTTAACTCCTCGCCATATTATGCGCTTCGTCGGGAACTCACACGACCTTCAGAAGCTCGATGAGGCCGCAGCTCAACTACACGTTAACGACTTCGTTAAGACTTCAGTTATCGGAGGACAGATGGAGAATCTAAACCCAGACGTTATTGAGGGAGTACGAAAGAACGCAATACAGTCCTACAAAACTCTTGGAGAATCCCGTTACCTCGATATTAAGGATAACTTCTACGATGATGTTGAGTTTGAGTTCGACTTCGTTATCGGAAACGAGCAGATTGACCCAGCTAAGATGGCACAGAACACTCAGTCAGTACTTATGGCTATGGCTCAGAATCCTCAAATCCTCGAAGACCCTCGTATCAAGATGCTGTTCTTCCGCTATGCGGAGTATCTGGGAGTCTCACCTGCCGAAATGCAGTTTGCTGACAACCAAGCTACGAGTCAGCAGGGAGGAACACCATTACAAAATAGCCCGACACCCAATGGACAACCACAACAACCTGGTCAGCCAAGTCCCTTCGGTACGGTCGCGGGTCAAGCCCCTGCCACCGCCGCAGGAGCCTGATACTGAATCATTTGGATAATATGGACGAACTACAACAAAAATTCTTTTCTGACCCAGCTTGGTCGAGGGTCGAGAAAATGCTGACAGACAAGATGGACATGATTCTCAATTATGACACCATCGACCTCACTCAGCCAGCGGAGAACGTTAAGGCAGAGATTATCGCAAGAAAGCTCGCCTACAACACACTCTCGTCCTTCTTAGGAGAAACGATTGTTCGAACCGAAATTAAAAAGATTAAAAACCCTTACGCATGATTACAAAACCAAAACTAAACACAAAGCCAACAGCAGGAGTGATTGGTGCCCCAGTGTATGCTGGAGACACTACAATCATCTCTACGAAGTCAGCAAGTACAAAGGGACCAACTGGTCTCAATGGCACTTACGACCATACAGACCGCGCGAAGAAGTGGGAGCGCCCTCATCCTCAGGACGTACCCGAGAAAGGTAAAAATCAATACACCCGCCATGACTAAGCCTATCAACAAAGACGTTGCTCTGAACCGTATTGGAAGAAGTAAGTATTCCCACACAGATTCTTACGATGGTATCCCAGACTGCAAGTACATCGTCTCCAACAAGCCCGAAATGGGACCAGGGAGAGTTGTGTCCGCCCCTCAGTGTGAGGAGTGTGGAAAAGTCGAGATGCCAGGAGACGTGTGTTGCCGTCAATCAAATGACATGAGCACAAAATTTAAAAACCGTTAACTAAAATAGTATGTCTAGAGATTCACAAAACCCATATACCCCGATAACAGCAAATGATAAAGCCGACGAGCTCGTTGGTCTTGTTATCGATTGGTACAGAGGAAACCGCTTCAGCATGACCGCAGCCCAGCAATCTGCTGCCATCACTGCCATCACAGGTGTCCTCAACGGTACGCTTAGGGTGTAGAAGATTCCGTTTGAGAGTGTACGGAAGAACAACTCTCATTAACCAGCTTAGCGGTTAGCATATCCCGCTGAGGTAATCCAAGCCACAACTATGGAAGATGAAACACAGGTAGCAGAAGCCACAATTACTGACGAGGAACTAGAACTCGACTCAATTCTAGACGGCATCGAGGATGTCGAAGCTCTTAAAGAGGAACTAGCGAAGAAGGATAAAATCGTCAAGCAAGTCCTAGCACGAGCTAAAGCAGCAGAAGCGAAAGTCAAAACTGCTCCTCAACCTATTAAGGTAGACACTTCAACAGAAGACGAACGCCTTGAGATGAGACTCGACGGTTATTCAAAGGATGAGGTAACCTTCATCATGGCGAATGGCGGAAGAAAAGTTCTTGAAGATAAAGATTCTTACGTGTCTATTGCTCTTAATACTAAACGCGAACAGCGTGCAGCTGAGCAAGCAGCGGGTAAGACAGATGATACTTCAGGGATGTCTCCTATCGAGCGCAAGTACTCTCCAGAAGCCCTCAAGAATATGACGGCAGCTGAACTAGAGAAGATTCTACCTCGCGCGTAGGGCTAACCAACAAGTGATGCCGGAGCGTGTAATCTAGCGACACAAAATGTCTACAACTACCTTTGCTCAAGGAAGTAACCCAGGTCTAACATCTCCGATGCAGATTTTCTACGACCGAGTTTTCCTTGACCGTGCTAAAATTGAACTCCGACACGATTTCGGAGCACAGGTTCGTAACGTTCCAATGAACAGTGGTAAGACTGTTTACTTCACCCGATTTACTCCTCTAGCGGTTATTACTGCAGCTCTTTCTGAAGCAGCTAACCCTACAGCAGTAGATATGACAGCAGCTACTATTTCTGCAACTCTTGCAGATTACGGTACTTACACAACTGTCGGCTCCCTTTACTCTATGACTTCTATTGAGGAAGGACTAAAGGAGCACGTTTCTGTTCACGGACAGCACGCAGGTGAATCAATCGACCAACTTATCCGAACAGAGCTCTCTTCCGGAGCAACAGTTCTACTTCCTTCTACAACGACTGGAGGTCAGGCTAACTCAACAACTGCTGTTTCAACAATCCACACTTCAGACACCCTGACTGGACTTGAAATTCGCCGTGTTGTTCGCGCTCTAAAGAAGAACAAGGCTCAGAAGTTCGACGGTGGTCTATTCCGCGCTATTATCGGCCCTGATACTGCCATGGACCTCATGGGTAACAGTGAATGGCTTGATGCTCACCGCTACACAACTGCTGACGCTATCGAGCGTGGAGTTGTAGGTAAGCTACACGGAGTTGAGTTCGTTGAGACTAACAACCAGAAGTTCTCTCTTTCCGCAGGATTCTCTACATCAGCTACTAACGTTGCTAACGTATACGAGAACTTCTTCTTCGGAATGAACGCTTATGGAGTTATTAACCTTGGTTCAATCGCCGCACCTAAAGTGTACGTGAAGAACCCTGGTTCAAACTCAACTGACAACCCACTAGACCAGTTCTCAACTGTAGGTTGGAAAATGCCGTTTGCTGTTAAGACTCTTAACGCAACTTGGGTCTACAATTTGAAGACTGGAGCTACAGATGGATTTAATGCCGCTTAGTCGCACCATTCTGGTACTACTGACTGGTAACAAAATCACTCGACTTATCCACAGTCTTAACTTGTATTTTCAGATTAAGATTGTACAGTAAGTAGAGATTGCTCTTGGGTGGTATTCCTCTTGAAGCCACCCAAGTAAAGAGGGAGTAATCTACTACACATGAAAAAAATATACACGCATAGTTTGAACGGAAAGGACATCGACATATTGTTCGAGAATGGTTACGTCGCGTACACCTTCGTACATGAAGGAAAAAACTACGGCAACAAAGTAAAACCAGAAGGCAAAAAAACCGTAGATTTAGTTAACGCCACGTTCCAGCTTATTACCAACGCCATTGAAACAATGGAAGCTCTTAAAACACAATAATGTACACTTCAAAAGAACTTGAACTAGATTTGAAAGAGATTGACCCTCGTTTTTCGGTAGTACCTAACGATAACCGCCCAGGACTAGCCAATATCTTTCTTGATGGAAAGAACTACGACCTACACGCAGTCCCTACAGGAGAAATAAAGGAGATTGTAGACCACGAATACCGTTACAACTTCCCAGATGGGCGCTCAGCACGTCACTGGACTAAAGAAGAAGTTCTCGACCAAGCTAAAGGCTTCCTGGAGAAGTTCAACAGCGGAGACATGAATGGACTCTATGAATAAGGTTTTAATAACAGGGAACGCAGGTTTTATATTCAGTCACGTTACCGATTACTTTTTAGATTTAGGATGGAGCGTTGTTGGGGTAGATAATCTCTCCGCAGGTTCTCATCCAGAACTAATCCCAGAATGGGAGAAGAACCCCAACTTTAAGTTTTATGAAGAGCACGTTGGAAACAAAGAGTTCCTAGACATCGTTGAGAAAGAATCACCTGACTACATAATCCACGCAGGGGCGATGAGCGACGTTGACTTCTCTATTAAGTTTCCACGTGAAACACTAGACGCTAACATCGCTGGGAATATAAATGTCTTCGAAGCCGCGAGGAAACTACCTAACCTGAAGAAGTTGCTCTACGTTTCTACTGACGAGGTTTACGGAGAATGCGAATACCTAAAGAAAGAAGAAGATATAATATTCCCAAAGAATCCGTACGCTTGCTCTAAGGCAGTAGGTTCCTTGATGCGCCTTACCTACGATAACAGCTACCCAGAACTCAAAGGAAAGACTTGTGAGACACGTTTCTGTAATGTATTCGGGGAAAGGCAGGACTCAAGGAAGATACTGCCTGCGATAAAGGAAAGTCTAATGAACGGAACGTCTATTCCGCTGCACAATGGAGGGGAGGGCTACCGAGAGTATATTTATGTCCTCAATATCCCTCCGATAGTCCACAAAATCCTTGAGGATGGATGGAGAACGTATAACATAACTCTTAACGAGGGTTTCACCGTCAGAGAGCTAATTAAGAAGGCAGAGGAAGTCACGGGACAGACGGTCACGACGCACGATTCCCACAGAGAGGGCATGGACTCTAAGTACCAAATGGACTCCACAAGGGTGAGAGAACTCGGGTGGAAACCTCTGTACTCTTTTGAGGAGGGTTTAATTAACTATCTGAAATCATGATTCATATATTCCACAAGTGGGGCAGTTGGATAATCCAAAGGAACGACGTGTTTGAAATGCCCTCCGGCATGTTGGTTCCTTATATCCTACAGACAAGACAATGCAAAACCTGTAAGAAGACTAAAGTAGACATTCATGCCTCAACGATATGATGAAGTTATTCAAACCCTACATTAACGACAAGGCACGAGAGAATGTTCAGCGTGTTCTATTATCAGACCAAATCGCTGAAGGCGAGGAAGTTAAACTATTCGAGAATGAATTTTCTACTAAAACCAATCTTAATAATGTTGTCGCTCTTAATTCAGGTACTTCTGCTCTTGAGCTTGCTTATGACCTGGCTAATATCTTACCTGGCGAAGAAGTTATTGTACCAGTTCTCACGTGCACAGCGACAAATATTCCTCTGGTACGCCGCGGTATCAAAATAGTTTTCGCGGACATAGACTACGACCTTAATATAAATATTGAAGATGTCAAAAACAAAATCACACCAAGAACTAGAGCAATCGTCTTTGTCCACTTCGGAGGAAATAATAGAGGTCTTGATGACCTTGTGTCAATCTGCCGAGAGCAAAATATTGTACTCATCGAAGACGCAGCCCAAGCTGTCGGGTCGGATAACTATGGAAAAGGAGACTTTACCTGTATTTCACTCCAAGCAATTAAAACCATTACTAGTGGAGATGGTGGTATCTTGGTCTGTAAAAGAGATGAAGACTACGCCAAAGCAAAAAGGCTCCGCTGGTTCGGTTACGACCGCGACGAAAAGCACAGACTAGGAGACACTGACCTCGTGGAAGCTGGGTACAAGTACCACATGAATAATATCTCAGCAGCTATTGGTCGTGGAAATCTCGAAGACCTCGAAAAGATTATGGAGCACCGCAAGAAGATTGCTGACATCTACAAAGGTTACGGTTTATTTGCCCACACATGGTTAGCAGGAGGTTTCGCGTGGAACGCATCCGTATTAAAGGAGATGTTAGCTAACAGAGGTATTGAAATCGGGCAACATCATTATCGAAATGACAAGTACACACTCTTCAAGGAGTTCAAGTCCGACTGTCCCATTATGGATGAGCTTGAGGAAAGATACTTCTTTGTCCCGTTCCACGCAGATGTCCCCGAGAACACAGCTCATTTAATAGGCCAAACGTACCAAAAATATGTATCGTAACCCCGACATCGGTTCTTCCTTCCGTGCTAACAATATAGGTAGGACGTTCTATGACTTTGTAACACTCCACAAGCCTAACAAAATTATAGAGTTTGGTTCCTCTAATGGTTATTCGGCTATTGCGATGGCTATGGCGTGTAAAGATTTAAACAAAGGGCATGTTTATTCGTACGATAACTGGGACTTTTACCCTCGTGAGCAGGTTTCAGAGGGGAATTGCAATAACCATGCCTCGCAGAACAAGGTTGGGAACTTTGTAACCTTTGCAGAGAAAGATTTCTTTGACTGGGAGCCAGAAGAGTGTGACATCTTTGTGATGGATATGGAGAACTCGGGAGATAAAATCACCAAAGTGTACGAAGTTATGAAAGACAAGTGCAAATTCTTTCTTTTTGAAGGTGGTTCTCAAGATAGGGACGATATTTGTGAACGTCGTGGTCTAATACCTATGGCAAAGTGTGGTGTACCGTATACTATTATCAACCCTCAATTTCCATCATTGTCATGCATTTCGACGACCTAACTATCAGAGGGAGAAAATACCCTCACTATTTCCCTATCTATGAGAAGTACCTTGAGAAATACCAAGGAAAAGAAATAAAATTCCTAGAGATAGGAGTACAGACTGGTAACGGGACCAGGATGTGGAAAGAATACTTCCCTGATGCGACTATTGTAGGGGTGGATAACGACATGTCCTGCTCCGTGAACAAAGACATAACGGTAATCATCGGAGACCAAGCGGACAAAGATTTTATGCAGAAGATTAACGATGAGTACGGACCTTTTGACGTTGTTCTAGATGACGGAGGACACAAAATGGACCAACAGATTAACTCTTTCGAGGTTCTTTACCCCCAAATGAACCCAGGGGGGACATACATGATTGAAGACACCCATACATCGTATTGGTCTGCCCACGGAGGAGGCTATAAAAAGCAAGAATCCTGTATCGAGTATTTTAAGAACGAGATAGACCGTATGCACCAGCCCTACATCATCTCGCCTCGAAATACAGAACCAACTCCAACAGTACGGCCAACTGAGATACCCTCAATCCATTTCCACGATTCGATAATAGTAATTGATAAACCATGAAAATCGCCGTAGTCGCAAGTTCTTGGCATTTTCCCCTACACTTCTATGCCTCTATGAAGGCTCAGACTGTCCCTGAAGACTGTGAGATTGACTTCTTTGCTGTCTCTCACCGAGACCCCAAGTTCGCGGTGGGGGAAAAGAAAGACAAAGTATTCCCCGACAATATGCGAGGGGACATAGACCGTATTTTCTATGACAAAATAGCCACAGTGGAACAAATAGAGGCTCTAGGATGGAAGTATAAAGAATACCCAAACACTGTTGGGGACTGGGGTAACTCGAATCAGTGGCTAGCTGATAACTTCTACAAAGATTACGACCTCTTCCTATTCACCCACGATGACAACTATCTTATTGGTACAGAGCTCTTCGTAGAAGCTCTAAAGTACGAACGTTGGGACATCCTAGCGAACTCTATTGGTATGCCCAAGGGCTCTGTACGAGGTTCGTTTGAGTTCTTCACTCGTGAGGTTATTGATTTGATGGGTGGTAGGTTTGACCTCAGTGGAGTCAAACTAGACAAACAAGGGGAAACTTCTGTCTCCGAGGAGTTAACAGAGCTCTACGACTGGAACTCTATGGCGTATGACTTTATGGACTTCGCCAAGAAGAACAACCTACGCCTAGCTTTCTTCTCTCCTTTCTACCGCATGTCTCCCTTCTGTCTCGAAGGGGAAAGAGGTTACATATCAAACACGCACGGGGGGAACACTGAATACGAAGAAGAAGGTCTTCGCCAGTTAAAGAACATGAAGTTGATATGATTACAGTAGTAACGGCTCTCACAGATGGAAAAGATAACCTAAGCGACGACCACGTTAAGGGCAAGGCTGAGTTTATTGCCTTTACAGACGTCGTGTACCCCACAAAGCTCTGGAGTCAGGCTTACTGTTACGACAAGTTCACCTCTCCAAGACGTAATTCAAGAATCCACAAGATTCTCATACACCAATACACGGACAGTGAATACTCTATCTGGTTGGACGCTAATCTAACTCTCAAAGTTTCCCCGGAGCAACTCATACGAGAGTTTATGCAGGATTGCGACATCGCTGTGTTCCAGCATCCTGAGAGAGACTGTATCTACGACGAGGCGATGATTTGTGCGGTACATAAACTAGACGACCAAGAGACCATTATCACTCAAGCCAAGAAGTATGAAGATTCAGGACACCCTAAGCACCTTGGACTAGCAGAGTGTAATATGATTATCCGCAAGAATACCGCGAAGGTGAGGGAGTTTAACAACGCTTGGTGGAGTGAGTATTGTAGGCACTCAGCTAGAGACCAGATTTCATTCATGTATGTTGCTAACAGAATGGGGATAGATATAAACTTAATCTCACCCTCTGCACGTGCTGGAAACAAATACTTTGGATTTACTAATCACTTAACCGCTAGACCTGAATAATATGGAAATACTAATGGCATTTGGAGACTGGACTCATACAGAAGACCGACGTAAACAAAACACGTACGGTGGTATCGGATATTACCGAACGATTAAACCTTCGCAATCCATCGACGGCCATAACATAACGGTAGTCGGTAGTGAAATAAAGAACTTCGGAGATAATCTCGAAGAACAGTGGGACAACATCTTCAAAAAGTACGATGTATTCTGGACTTCTTACTTCTGCGACCCTGTGGTGGCCGCGGCTATCTTCTACCATTCTCAAAAGCATGGAGCTAAGGTTATCGTGGATGTGGACGATAACTACCTCGATGTTCCTGAGAGTAACCTACTCTACGAGCAGTTCAAGAGGACAAAGAAGGACCGAGCCTATCTAAACACCATTCTCTCTTTCGCAGATGCTATTACCGTCAGCACAGACCCTCTCAAAGAGCGTCTTGGAGAGCATATCGAGAGAGTCCAGGGAATGAAGAAGGACATTTATGTTATCCCAAACATGAATGACCTCAAGGACTGGGACTTCATTCCCGCGAAGAAGAAGGAAGACAAGATTGTAATCGGATATTCAGGCTCTAACTCCCATGAGGACGATTTGAAGATGATTATGCCTGCGATTAAACAGATAATGGAGAAGCATAGTAACGTGTACTTTGAAACAGTAGGAGTCATCTCCAAAGATAAGGTTAAGGATTACTTCGGACAAAAGCCTGGTAAATGGATGGACCGCTGTTCTATACTCCCTGCGACCTCTACCTTTAAAGAATATCCTCGCTACCTTTCCGATAGGCCGTGGGACATCTCTATTGCGCCTCTCGTAGACACGCCTTTCACTCGTTCCAAGAGCCATATCAAATGGATGGAAGCCTCCATGTATAAAATCCCCACAGTCGCCTCACGTGTATACCCTTATTGTACTGACCTCAAGGGCAGGAGAACTGTAATCCACAACGAAACGGGAATCCTTTGCCGTCCCGGAGAATGGTTCGACGCTCTTGATAACCTTATAACCAACAAGGAGGAGCGAGAGAGGATAGGGGACAACGCGTACAACTTCGTTAGAGAAAATTGGCAGTACCCTGGGGACATTTCAAGTGTGGTAGACAAGATGATAAAAACTATGTTTCTTGCCGATTAGTTACATTTAGTGTGAGCTTTTAGGGGTTGTTTTTTCTTCTCTGATAGGTTGTAATAGATGACTTTTACAGAACTCCTCTATGACACACGCCGTCTAGTACTAGGCGACGGAACAAGTACAGTCTATTCTACGACAGACATTACTTACAGTATTAATCGTGCATTAGAGCATATCTCCTCTGTTATACGGGAAGCACAAGGACGTTGGCAGTGGGACGATACTAACCAGACGGACTTCCCTATAGCTACAACTGGGTTAGTAACAGACCAGCAAGACTATTCTCTTGATGGGACTTCTCATTTCAGAATAGAAAGAGTAGAAGTCAAGGATTCTGCGGGAGCCTGGACGAAGTTACTTCCAATAGACCAGGCTGACGTGTATAATCAGTCCCTAACTGACCTCCTTAAAACGAGTGGCAGACCTCAATACTATGACAAGGAAGGTAACTCTCTCATCCTTTACCCGAAGCCTTCGTATACCCAGACATCTTCTCTCAAGCTCTATTTTGAACGTGGGCCGAGCTACTTCTCCACATCAGATACTTCGAAGACTCCAGGGTTTAATCCTTTGTATCATCGTCTCTTATCTCTGTATGCTGCTCACGATTATGCATTTCTTAACGTAATGAAGGACTTAGATAAGAACCTAATCGGTGAAATCGCTGTGATGGAGAGTGCTCTTACCACATCCTATGCTCTTAGGGATATGGATGACCGTACCCAATTAAAAACTAGACAATATAATTACCGCTAATCTATGGCATCATTTCTTTATACACCGTTCGCAACGAACCTTCTCTCTGGGAAGAACATCGACCTTGATACCGATACTATCAAGATTGCCCTCGTCACGAGTTCTTACACCCCCGACAAAACTCACGACTTCTTCAACGACATTACCAACGAAGTAGTCGGAACTGGGTACACCGCTGGAGGTGCGACACTAGCAAGTAAGACGGTTACTCAAGACAACACTAACTTCCGTGCTGTCTTTGATGCCGCCGATGCTACATGGTCGAACTCAACCATTACTGCTCGTTATGGAGTAATCTACGAATCAACAGGAGTTGCCTCGACTTCTCCTCTTATTGCTCTTATAGATTTTGGCTCAAACATCGTATCAGTAGGTTCTACATTCCAGGTCTCCTTCAACGTAGACGGAATTCTAAAACTCTCTATCGTATAAAATGGCGATTGCATTTGACAATTACGTAGCAGACTCGACGAGTACGAACCCAACATCCACTCGTACTTTCAACTCTGCGGCTACAGGTTCGGCAGCGAATATGATGGCTTTTGTAATTGTCTATTGTGGAAACTCAGTCTCGGTAAGCTCCGTTACATGGGGTGGCACAGCAATGACTAAAATATCTGGTCCGTCTGGAACTATTGATGGTGTGGGTGCCACACTTTTCGCACTCTATAACCCAGGCTCAGGAGTGAAATCAATCGTAGCTACTCTCTCGGGAAATTCCTCAGGTATGACGACGTTTGCCTCAACGTACAGTGGGGTTACAGACAACCTCGCAACAGATGCAACCGCTCTATACGAAGCCGCCTCAGGGGTGGGAAATATCTCAGACGCAATAACGACGGTAAACAATAACTCGTGGTCGATAATCACGACGTACTCCAACGTCGCGTATAGCGCGAGTACAAACGTAACCCTTAGACAGAAAGGGCTCACTGGACCAAGCACAAGAACTCTAGGGTACGGAGACAGCGGCGGCGCTATTACTCCAGCAGGTGCGTACACAATGAGTATGACTCGTGACGGCGGAGGGACAGGACTATGTGAAAGAAACCTATTCTCTATTTATCCGTATGTTTCCCCGCCTACCGCTCCCCTGTTCGCGCTAGAAGCCACCTTCTTCCAAGTGGGCTTCGTTCAAAGCGTACTTTCAGCTACCGTAACCCTCATCGGTGCAACAAGTTCAATCTGGTCTTCTCTCGCCAAGAATATATCAACTTGGGTTAATCAATCAAAGTCATGACCCCCCAAGAAATGCAAGTAAAGATTGAAGAACTTACCTCTCAGGTAGAGGAACTTTTGTCATGGAAAGAACGGAGAGAGACACAACAGCTTTCATACCCCGTGGACGACGCTTCGAGAAATGCTCTCAAGGCTGTTGTTTCTACAGGAACGGGAACAAGTGCTCTTACCCAAATCCTCTCAGGTGTTCCCGGAGCAGTCCCTAAGGCATACGCGAAAACTTTCTTCGTGGAGATAGATGGTGTATTAGCTGAAATACCTTCGCTCATATGATTAAACTACCTACTCAGAGCGGAAAGTGGAGGGTCAGCCACGGACAGGACGGCTTCACTGACATTATAGACACCCGAAATGTTAACTTCGATAAGAACGGGACTCTCGCCCTTGCAAAGCAACCAGTCACACTCTATACAAGTACACAGGACTCTACTTTTAGTACACTCATGGCAATAACCTACGTTTCGGGGGTATATACCCTTGTAACGACCAACAAAGTCTTTACTTATACTGCTAGTACAGGGGCAGTCGCCGCCGTCTCAAATACAAGTATGACAACCCACGGCATTTATTCTGATTCTGTCTACTATAACCAAGCAACTCACATTAGTTGTGATACGACCACGGAGTACTTCAACGGCACATGGAATACAGCGGTAGTTGGACTGACTACCGGAGTGCCGCACCCTATGGCAGTATTTGAGAACAGAAATACCCTTTGTGTCGGAAATGCAAACCAAGTCTTCCAGACGCTTACTGCGAGTAACGGCGCTGACTCAAGTAACACCCTAACCCTACCAGCCAACTTTATTGTGACGGGGCTACGCTATCGAGGGAATAATATGTATATCTTTACCCGTTCAACAACAGCAGAGAACGCTAAGATGTTTATTTGGAACGGGCAAGGCACAGGAGTTCAACAAGGATTCTCAGTCCACAGCGATTGGGCTTATTCAGCATGTGACTGGAGAGACTCCATTGTTGTCGTTAATTCCGTGGGTCAGGGACTTCGTTTCAACGGAGGTGGTTTCACTGAGATTTTCCACTTCCCCGTTTACGAGACTGGGCTTTCGTGGAGCTCAAACGCAGCGTCTAACTCTCTGAATGGGAAGATTCCGAACCGAGGTATGGTTTCTGTCGGAGATAATATCTATATGAACGTAGATGGTTCTATCCAAGACGGGCTCGAGGGCTACCCTGGGAAATACCTTCACAACCAGCCATCAGGCCTTTGGGTATATGACCCCGAGATTGGTCTATACCACAAAGCAGGTGGAACCTATACTCAAGTCCAGACAATTACGGCGACAACCCTTTCTTCAGACGTTATTACTTTCGGAACGACAGAACACAACTGCGAAACAGGAGATGAAATACGTGCCGTGTCAGTTTCAAACATCACTGGCCTAACGGCTGGTCGAGACTACTTCGCAATTAAAGTCTCGTCTACGTCGATGAAATTAGCCTTTAGTCCTGCCGATGCTCTAGCAGGTCGTTCCATTACTCTTTCAGGGACTCCGAGTGGGGACACTTTCAACACAAACACCCTTGAGGTCGGGGCTACTTCAAACTACCTACCAGGAGCCGTTGTCGCTGGGGCTCGAACAACTTCTCAGAGATTCTTCGGAGAAGAGGTGCTTTGGGGAGCACAGGTAAACAACAACGCGAACACAGGGGTTAAATCTTTTATGAGTTTTGGAACAGGGCGTAATGTAGGTAGTTTCACAACCACGTTTCTACCTTCTGCTGGAATCACTGACGCTTTCCAAAAACTGTATACAAAATGCCTAACCTTGCTCCGAACAACAGATTCAATACGAATTAAGTATCGAGTAGATTACAAGCCAGGTCTCCCTACACCCGCAAGGTTCTCAGCCACAGGCCTCGCTACGTGGACAGACAACCAGACATTCACAATTTTAAACACCGCGAAAGATGTTAAGAGTGCCAGCGTTGGAGATGAGGTCTCTATCGTAGAAGGTGCTGGTGCAGGTTACACCGCCCATATAACGGCCATAGATACAACCACGAGTACCTATTCGTTTACTTTGGACGAAGCAATCCCAACAGTCATTCCAGGAGATACGTCAGAGATTATGGTGGATAACTGGGCGTATCTAGACTCCATAACGAGCGAAACCAATACTCTTGATTTAGGGTTTGGCGAGACTGGGGTTGCCAAAAAGAACTCTGCTATCCAGTTCAAGGTAGAGATGCGAGGAAAAGATATCAACATACAAGAGTTGACTTCTATAAATACTATTAGCAAATCCACGGTATAATTAAAATAACTATGAATCTCTCACTAACAGCACAACCAATAACGCAGATGCCTTCTACCCCGTCTTCTGGGGGGATAGTGAGTTCAAAGCTCACAGTGGGGAATCCTGGAGGATTAGTACCAGGTGGAATAACTAATCAGAATCTAGTTCCTAGTGCCTTACGTGGTGCTCCGATAACTTCTATTACCCCACCTGCCCCTATAGCTAGTGCAGCGGTAAAAAATCCTGACGTTACAAAACCTATTAACGCAGTGAGACTTGCTAGCCCTGAGGCAATGGGAAAGACCTACTCAGTCGCTATTCCTTCCACCACTGCACAGACAGCGCTGGCGACCATCGCGGGAGCACACAAGGAGAATATTATCCAAGGCCAAGCAGCGGCTAAAGAAGCAGAAGCTCAGGCGACTAAAGCAGGAGTTAATGAAGGTACTGGTTCTAGCGCAATTAAGGGAGTGCTAGCGTCTATCCTTTCCCTCAACGAAAAGTTGGGAGCTAAGGGCGCAAGAACAGCGCAAGTAAACGAAGAGCAAGGTATCGCCCAAAAACAAAAGATAGCGAAAGGTCTTGAAAGCCAATATTTAAGTGTCGGTAAGTCATACGACGACCAAATAGAAACGATGAGAAAGAACGCGGGTGGTGCTGATGCTTCAACAATCAACGCGAACATTAATGAGTTGAGTCGGCAGAAGAACTCTGAGCTAACCAACATAGCCATTCAGCAGAAGATAGCCAACGATGACTACCAAGGAGCCGCGGCGATTGCAGAGGCACAGATTAAGGCTGAGTTTGAACCAATGCAAGCTCAACTTGACAACTACGCAAAGTATATTCAACTTGCGTCTGACGACATGACTGAGAGTGAGAAACTGCAAGCCACTCAGGAGTTCCAAAAGAAACAAGATGAGCTTAATTTCGAACAACAAAAAAAGATGGCTTACGTCTCCCAAGCTATCCGCCAATCAGACCCTCTGTATCAACAGAATCTTATTGAGGCGACAAAGAAGAACCAGATGGGCGGAGGTAATAAAGATGATGATATAGCACAAGCAATCATGGATTTCCAGAAGCAAATGGAGGTCAAGTCATGGGCAGGAGCAAATCCGATAGCGTATGAACACTACAAGTCTGAACTAATAAGTAAGTATGGAAATAACGCAGGATTAGAGCTGGATAAAAAGATGGAAAGCCTCGGTATATCCGTGGATAAGACAAACATATAACATGCTGACACCATTTAATTATGGAGGCTCAAATGAAAAAGTTCCTACAGAATCTCGTGGAGGGTTAACCCCTTTTAAATACGAGCCCTATACTTCTCCGCCCGCTCCAGTTGCTCCTCAAAGTTTAATCTCCAGAGCTACCTCTGCTATCAAGGGTTACGCGCAGGAGAGTGCTGACATTGTTATTCCTTTTGGAGAGGCAATACTCAACCCAATAGATACCGCTAAGAAAGTGGGGAATGCTTATATAGACCCTTTTGTTGGTGGGCTTAAAAGAGCTGGCACTGGAGTTAAGGAGTTGGTAAACGAGCCAGGAGTTGCTAATAAGGTAGCTGATACCGCAGACATAATCGCAGGTCTGGCTGAGACAGCGTTTTCTCCAATCACTGGAACATTTAAGGTGGCTGAGAACATTCCGGGACTCAAACAGGTAGCTGACGTTCTTGCTATTCCACCTACGGCCCTTGGAATCGGGGGTTCTTTCGCTACGGGGAAAGTAGTTGACTGGCTACCTGTCTCACAAGAATCTAAAGATATTATAAAAGCCCCTCTTCAGGAGGTTGGTTCGCTTGCGGCTCAAGTCCTTCTTATGGGTAAGGTTATGTCTAAAGTATCTCAGTTCTCGAAAGCAAAAGACATTAAGGAACTAACTCCTGTTGAAGCTAAGAGAATCGTAGAAGAGGCGAAGGCGGAGACCGTTCAGAAGCCTGTAGTCGAGACAACCACCCCTACGTTAGCGCCAGAATTGCCTTCTGGTCCAGTTTCCGCAGCTACACGACCACTTGATACTAACCGTGTCTCTGGTGTTGCTCAGCGCATAGAGGCCGACGCTGTTGAGAAAGGACTCATTAAGGCGGGAGAAAATGACCTCGCGGGGTATAACGGTTTTACCTTAAAAGATGTTTCTGAGAAAATAGCTAACGAGATAAACTTAGGAGATAAAAACCTTAGGGACCTTTTAACAGGAGGAAAACCACTACCAGAAGGAATACCGCCTCAAAAGATGAGTGTGGCTATTGAGAATTATCTAGAAAGAAACCCAAATCCTGAGCTAAGCCTTAAACTTCTTAAGTCTGAGCTTACAGGTTCTCGCTCTCAAGCTGGTTCTGACCTCGCTGCGTCTAAAGGAGCTAATCCAAACTCAATTCTCGCTCAACTAAAAGACGTCCAGAAGCGGCTCGTAGCCAAGACAATGAACTACGACAAAAAGAAAGTTTCGATAGATAAAGAGATTCGTGAAGCAGTAAAGAAATCTACCCTTGAACCAAAAGACCTTGGAAGGTTAGATAAGTTTATTGATAAAGTTACTTGCGCATGATTTGTATACCTAAAGAACAAGCTGATGTATTTAAGAAAGCTCTTGGTAATAGGGACATAACGGTCTCAAGCCTTTTAAAGATGTCTACAGAATCGCGTACTGCTCTTTTTGAGAAGATGGGAGGGAACGGTAAGGAGATTAACCAGCTCTTTGAACAAAAACTAATACTTAAGGATAAGGTTAAGGGTCTAGAGAATTGGATTGCTAAAGTCACGCAAGAAGGTAGGTATTCTCCTGAGAAGATTGCAGAACTTAAGAAAGCCACAGAGGAATTTAAGCAGCAGCAACAGGAGCGTATATTCTCCCCTAAAGAGCAGGAAACGTTTCTCAACGACCTCGCTGATAAGGCAGTCGGGACACATATCACTGAAGCACAAGCCGCGGTAATGGGAGACCTTACGTCTAAGATAAGTAAATACGAAGACCAGCTTGACCCAGTGACAGGTAAGTGGTCTTCTCCAGAAGCTAAAGCTCAATACGGTGCTACCGCCCAAATGCTTGAGAGGTATAAGACAAGTCTTGTGGAAGGTGAATCTAATCCTTTAAAGGTGTTTAAAAACTACGCGAAGGAGGTTAAAGAATCATTCAAGGACGACAAAATTGGCACAACGAGAGACACAATGGAGACTGTGGCTAAAACCATCACAGATAACTCCGTGGCGGCTGTTGCTGCTTGGGATGCCTCTTTCATGGGTAGACAAGGACTAAACACCTTGATGACCCACCCATCGATATGGTGGAGTGTCGCCAAGAAGGGAGTAAAAGACTTTGCTACCGTCTTAACAAAGAAGAACGGGAAACAGGCCGCCGAAGACGCTCACTGGGCTGATGTTCTTTCTCGTCCAGACTATATAAATGGAGAATACCAAAGAGCTGGAATCTTACCTAAACACGAGGAGGCCTACCAAGGAACTCTTTCATCAAAAATACCTGGAATCGGTAGGATATTCGACGCTTCCCAGGTTGCGTTTGAGCAGTCTGCCCGTAACGCCCGTCTGGACACTTTTGATATTCTTAAAGAAGCTGCCAAGAAAAACGGGGTAACGTGGGACGACGTTCAAATTAAAGACATCGGGGCACTTGCTAGTTCCGCTACGGCTCGTGGAGACATTGGTAAATTAGGTGAATCTCAAGTTACTCGTCTCGTTATGTGGGCTCCTAAAATGCTTAAGGCCAACTACGACGTTCTCACTGCTCATTCTGGAGGTATGGGACTTAAGACTTCCTTTGCTCGCAAGGAGGCAGCGAAAAATCTAGCAAAGATTATCGGTACGTCTGTAGGAATTGCTACGGTCTTTAATGCTCTAGTGCCAGGAAGTGCGGAGACGGACCCACGTTCTTCTAACTTCGGAAAGATTAAGATAGGGGACACAACATTTGACTACACAGGAGGTAAGGGGAGCTTGCTCGTTCTTGCGGCACGTCAGTTAATGGGTGAAACTAAATCCACAACAACAGGTTTGATACGACCGTTTGGTACCGACTACGGAGACCAATCGAGGCTCAGTGTCTTGGGTGATTTCGTTATAAACAAAGCCCCACCGATTACAGCAGCAGTGTGGTCTGCGATGAGGGGGACTAACGCTATTGGAGAACCAGTTACTCCGGGTAGTCTTCTCGCGTCCACAGCAGTACCTATCACCGTACAGAACGCTTTCAAGGTTGCAAGTAACAATCCTACTCCGACCTCCATTCTTGGAGTGGTGGCAGATGCACTCGGGGTATCAGCAAACACCCTCACTAACAAAGCAGATTGGAGTAAAAATCCAGGTAAGGAACTAGAAGCATTCAAAGCTAAGGTAGGAGAAGAGAAGTTTAACGAAGCCAACGCGAAGTTTAGTGCAGAGTATGGAGATTGGCTAAAGAAGATTGCTGACAACCCTAAATACCAGGCTCTCGACACAGACACTAAGCAGAAGGTAATAACCGCAAAGAAAGCAGACATCAAAGACAAGATTTTGAAGTCTTACGGATTCCACTACGTAGCCCCGAAAACAAAGAAAACGCCTACGTTTTAGCGTGTGAGGTAGCAATGATTAATCGTCTTATATTACGCCACAAAAACTCAATAAGTGTGAGTTTAAAGGTCGTTATGGTAATGACAAGGGATACTATATAGAATGGAAAATCTCTCAGATAAACAGAAAGCTAAGTTAATGGCTCTCGCTGAAATCGCTGACAATGGGGATTTAGCGGTCGTCACAAAGATGTTCGAGATGCAGGATGAGTTTGATACCGCGAGGGAAGAACTCGGAACTCTTGCGGAAGAATTTAAGAGTGTTGCGGAATCCTTAAGGGGCGAGGTAGAGGCTGTCGCGGAGATGAAGAAACAGCCCGGAGAGCCTGGGAAGAAGGGAGACTCTGTTGCTATCGGCGATGTTGTTGAAGCTCTCATCCCCCACATCCCTCAACCAGAGAAAATAGATACTTCCGCCATCGTAGCTGAGGTTCTTTCTCTTTTGCCTGAAGCTCCAGAATCCCCTGAAGACGACGGAGCAGAAAAAGAAGCTATAGTTCAGGAAGTCCTTTCAAAGATACCTCCAGTAGAACCTGTCTTTCTGGACACTCCAGAACAGGTCGTAGACAAGGTAAATGAGTCAGCAGTTTTAATAAAGAAAGAGAAGGTAGAAGGCCTAGCAGACATTGAAAGAATCGCCAAAGCCAACTCCGTAGCACTCCCACCTACCACCAGTTTCTTTAATGGGAAGAGAGGGAAGAACTTGACTATCATTGGGGGTACTGCTGTGCAGAAAGGAGACACTATAGAAGTAACCACACCCAGTGGAGGAGCTACTACTTTCACTTCCTTAACTGACGCGCCGTCCTCTTACTCTTCCCAAGCAGGAAAGGCTGTACGAGTAAACGCTGGCGAGACAGGTCTTGAGTTCTTCACCGCGGCTGGTTCAGGGACAGTCACGAACATAGCTTCCGCAGATGGTTCAATAACCGTTACAAACCCAACGACTACCGCAGACCTTGCTGTAGTAAAGGCTCCTAAGCTCACGACAGCGCGCACCATCGCTATCACTGGCGACCTTACTTACACTTCCCCATCTTTCGACGGCTCGGCAAATGTAACCGCGGCAGGGACTATCGCTAATAGCGCGGTCACTCTGGCAAAGCAGGCTGATGTCGCCACTGCTACCGTGTTCTACAGAAAGACAGCCGGCACAGGGGCACCAGAAGTGCAGACACTCGCCACCTTAAAGACTGACTTGGGACTCACTGGTACAAACTCAGGCGACCAGACTTCAATCGTAGGAATCACTGGCACAAAAGCACAATTTGATACGGCAGTAACTGACGGGAATATCCTCTATGTAGGAGATGTAACTCAGTACACAGATGAGTTAGCGCAAGACGCGGTAGGTGCGATGGTAGACGCTTCCCTGACCTATGTAGACGCTACACCGCTCCTGCAACGCGCCGCTCTCACTGGAGACGTAACAGCTAGTGCAGGTTCTAACGCTACTACGGTCGTTAAGATAAATGGGACTACTCTTTCAGGGCTTGCTACAGGTATCCTAAAAAATACTACAGGTACAGGAGTACCAAGTATCGCCACTGCTGGTACAGATTATTCAGTCCCTACAGGTACAGAGACAATCACTAACAAACGTCCACAGCCCCGTACAGCAAGTTCAACGAGTAACGCGACCCTAACGCCTGACCTTTCAAGTGCGAACGTGTACTACCGCACAACACAAACAGTGGGGCTTACTATCGCCGCTCCTACAGGAACACCAGTCATTGGTGAGGTCATCACTATCTACGTGGACAGTGCGGGTGCACAGACCCTAACAATGAACGCTACGTACATTGTTTTTGGTGCTGCTTTTCCAGCCTCCACAACGGCGGGTAAAACTTTAATGATAACCGCACAATTTAATGGAACAGATTGGAAAACCACTTGGGTGAATCAAGTCTAATATGCAAATACAACTACTACAAACTGATTGGACACAGGAACAGAAGAACGCGACACATGCGGCGGTTGTGTACTTGCTTCATCACATGGTTGCTAATTATTCAAAGGTTACCGTGTTAGACGGTCTTATCGACATACAGACAGACGACACTATTTATCTCACAGAAGAAGAGATATATGCTCGTATCATACAAAACGAAGCGGAACTTGCCGAGGCTGCTCTACGAGAAACCGATACGGTAGAAGGAATTAAGGCAGAAATTATGGAAGCCGACACACCAGAAATGGTAGATGAGTTGCTAATAAGACTCCGCGCCCAGATGTAATATGCAAACAGTTATCCTCGGACATAACGGTGCGTCTGCGGGACCGTCAAGTTCGGCGGCTCGTTACGCGTGTCTTGAGGGTTCAGGTTCAGGAGTAGCTGCGTGGTCTTCCTCAGTCAATGCTGGGCGTAATCCATGGTCTATTGCAGGTACGCTAAGCAATCTCAAGGTGAGGTTCCCCAACGCCACCTCAATTACTAATGGCGGGACATTCATCGTCACAATAAGAAACCAGAGCGGGGCGACCTCAGTAACTTGTACGATTACAAGTGCGAGTGTTCTTGCTGAGGACATTACTCATACTTTGTCGGTATCAATTGGCGACCTTATCGAAGTCCATGTATCTCCATCAGGTACTCCTGATATTACCGCAGCTCAAGTACAAATCTCTTGCGTGTTTGACGCGACTACTGATGGCGAAACTTTCCTCTGGTTCGGCAACGCATTAAACGCATCTAACAGTGTAACTGGTTACTCTGGGCTGGGTTCTGGAGCTACTTGGAACGCTACAGAAGCAACCCGAAGTGTCGTCATGCCTTGTGCAGGGACAATTGATACACTCCACCTTATTGCCACGGGAGCACCTGGGGCTGGTACGTCCTATACAGGGACAGTGCGTCTCAACGGCGCAGACCAAACACTCACGACAGCGGTCACTAATACCAACACAACGGCTACTCCTGACACGACACATTCCTTCTCTGTAGTAGCGGGGGACATAGTATCAGTGAGTTGTGTACCAGCAGGCACCCCTACAGCGCGTGCTATCAAGGGGTGTGTACGTTTCGTTCCTACAGTAAGTGGTTCAACGCCTATCATGGCTAACAACGGTGTGCCTTCTACTTCTGCTACGCGTTTCGTCAACACTATTGGTACTTGTACGAACATTTCAACTGAGGGTAGCGTTGTCGCCCAGATTCCTGCTGCGTGTGATTTAAAGAATATGTACATTGACTTTGACTCCTCCCCAGGTTCAGGAAAGTCTCGCGCATTCATCTCTCGAATTGACACTGGTGGTGGAGCCGCTGATGGTACTGTCACGGCTACTGTCGCCAATACAGGGACTACCGCAAACGATACTACTCACACAGACTCCCTCACCGCAGGAACTTTGATTGACCTTTCCACTACCCCTTCTGGTACTCCTGGTTCTCCTGGAAACATGCGTTCAAGTTTCGTTCTGTACGTTGCTCCATCGGGAGGAGGGTATGTTTATACACCAGATTTACGAAGTTACTTCTACTAATATGACGACTCCTGAGAAAGACATGATTGAGAAACTGACTGAGATGATGAAGAGTCATAGCGAAGCTCACGACCTTGCTATGGCAGGTGTCGCTGACCGATTATCTTCTATCGAAGCAAAGATAAACCCCGTTATTGAGCTTTATTCAGGAGGAAAGATAGTTGGCACCTTCCTAACAGTGATAGGCAAACTATTTCTTTGGATTATGGGGTTTGGTATCACTTATTTTACTCTTAAAGGATTTATAAAATGACAAAACTACAACTGTTCTACCCGATGTCCGACATCTTAATCACTCAATCCTTTGGAGAGAATGGAGAATACTACAGGGCACATGGGATAAACATAAAAGGACATAACGGGCTAGACATACTCGCCTACCACGGGAAGCCTGTATACGCCTCACACGACGGCACAGCCTACTACGAAGTAGATGATAGCCAAGGACACGGAGTGGTTATCGTCTCAGATAAACCCTACGACTTCAACGGTAAAGATGTATTCTGGAAAACAATCTACTGGCATTTGTGCGACCCTAAAGAGACTAAATTTGCCTCTCCTGTATATCTATTCTCAGGGGGGCAAAACAATAACAAGGGAATGCCTGTAAAAGCTGGCGACCTTATCGGCTACGCAGACAACACAGGACTTTCAACAGGCGACCATCTGCACTACGGCTTCAAGCCTATCAAGCCAGGTAAGGGTGTTCTTGTTGGAGACGGTGCAGACGTGGGTATTGGAAACTGGGTAAACATCCTAGACGGGAATGGCTACTCAGGGGCTGTAGACCCGTCCCCGTACTTTAATGGGCAGTACGCTACTAACGCGAAAGCCTATATTGAGAACTTGAACAAGCAGGTAACTGCTCTGTCGCAAATCGTCTCACTACTTACTAAACTTTGGAATAATCGTAAAAAATAATATGTCTCTATGGAACTTGTTTGTCCGCTCATCCGCCGACCCCGCAAAAACATCCGCAACCGTAAAAGGAATCTTGACTCTTGTCATTCCAGCTATCGTTATATTCGCCCCTGTGTTCGGTATTACACTTCCCCATGTGGAAAGTACTGAGCTAATAAATAATCTAACTGCCATTGTCTTCAACATGTGGACAGCGTTAGGGCTAGCAATTACAACGTTTGGTATGATGCGTAAGTTGAAGAATACTCTCTTTGGTCATTCTTAAAGTGCTATAATAAGTAGGTTCATTTCCCGTACTGCATGGGTCATCACGCCCTGAGAGATTCTGTTTTCAAACCCGTTCTACATAAAACACAAACACAAAACTTACATACTGACTTTGCTTTTGCTTCCGCTTCTAACCCCAGCAGTAGGAATCGCAAAGATTGTTGAAGCTCCTGTTCTAAATGAAAAGACTCTCTTAACTACTAAGGGGGGTATTGACCTTTATATAAATTACAAAGCTACAGAGCAGGGAGTAAATCCTGCTGTGGTTAAAAAGGTGATAGCTTGCGAATCAGAATACAATCCCAATGCTCTAGGGGACGAAGGACACTCACGAGGGCTTGTCCAAATACATAATAAGTATCACCCAGAAGTTTCAGATGAAGAAGCGTATGACCCAGCTTTCGCCGTGGGATTTTTAGTACAGAAACTCAAGGAAGGACAAGGCAAACAATGGAGCTGTTTTCGTAGTATGAAATGAAGGAAGCCCCTTTATAGAGGGGGCTTTTTATTTCACTGAACGTAAGTTTGGAGGGACTTCCGAGGAAGCCAAGGCGTATATGGTGTTCGTGAAGGGAAACCTTCCCTGTAATAATACCCTGTTTATAAACACCTTGTATAGCTGTGTATAGGGTATAATCATTGAATGACTGGCAACGTGTACATCGCTTGGAATAGAAAACCTGATGTTGTTGACGACCGCACACATGAAGAGAAATGGCGCGAAGTAGAAGAAGTAAACCAAGCGTGGGCGCAAGAAGTAGGGTGGCTTACTGTTCCACCTAATATGTTATCAACACATTTGAGTGAGACAAGCAAGACTTGACCCGTTATACTATATATAGTGAAACCTAAAGTCAATAAGAAAGCAAAACTTGAACAAGCTCTCCTTTTGACGTTGGACTCGTTTCAATCCCACATAGCAGGAAGTTTCCGAGAAGTACACAAGAATAAGTGCTGTAGACAGGCGGTTGGAAAACCGTCTTTTCACCGTTTATGTTTGAAAGAATACTTACAAATAATGTCTGCAATTGTAGAGCAACTATGATTTTATATCTTGATTTTGAGACAAGTCCGATAGTTGGTTGGGGCTGGAGCATGTATACAAAAGGTGGCGCGTTCTTCCATGTAGCACAACACGTAAAGATTATCTCAGTAGCATGGGCAGTTGATGATGGACCAATTTACTGTGTTGCAATCAATGACTATAAGGGTTATAAGCCAGGCATTTTTAACATAAATGACAAGAAGTTGATAGAGTTCTTTGCCCCTAAGATTGAAGCCGCTGACTTCGTAGTAGCCCACAACGGAAAGGGCTTTGACTTTAGATTGTGGCGCACTCGCCTTATTTGTCATAATTTACTTCCTCACCACGAACCCAAAGAAATAGATACAAAACAATGGGCCAAGAAGTTCCGCTTCACCACCAACACTCAGGACAATATAACTGACGAGATAGGGGTAAGCCGTAAGATTGAAACAGAGAAGAATCTACACCAAAAGTGTATTGAAGGAGGAGAGAAAAAATACTGGGACAGAATGAAAAACTATAATAAGGGAGACATTAAAGGCTTGCGAGAGATGGCTAAAAAAATGGCACCATTCATTACAAACTCACCAAACGGTAACCTCCTCCGAGGAACCGTCATGCAGTGCACCAACGTCATGTGCGAGAAGCCAGATAGCATGATACGGCGGGGACCGCGCATTTCATCAAAGACAGGGCTAAGACAGACGTACCAGTGCAAGGCTTGTGGTCAATACGCTACAGGCCCATCAGTACAAGCAGGAGTAATCCTGCGTTAGTTTATCCACCTATACACATTTTACTTCATTATAAGAGGTGTATTATATAAGAGGAACTGCGCAGATAGGGATTGTGAGGTTGTTTCATTAGGTGCTAATGAACTCTGTAGCCTCGCAATTCCTATTCTGTACGGTATAGGTACATTTAAACGATAGGGAGATTGAAGGGGGGAGGTATGCAAGTACACGGCTCCGCGGTAAGGCTAAACAAAAAACGTGTGCCCTTTCCCTCCAGTCTCTCTGTCAGTATCTACGTTCTTTGAAATGAAAGGTGTGTTTGGAGGAGGAGGAGTACAGGAACCGATTTAACTAGCTCAGGTGGGAATACGGGCAATGCTAGAACTTGACCCGTAATAATGCGCGCCTCCTCCTCCCAGCACATCTTTAACCAAGGAGAAGGAAAATGAAACGATGCACAAAATGCCATGGTGTCTGTTCAGATACCGAAGCGAACTGCTCGTGCGGAGGCGTGGCGCGAGAATACCTCGTACAACCAAAACTTCCCATGTCGTTGCCTATAAGAAGGGCAAACGATAACAAACCCGACCCTACTGAATGGCGGTAGAAAGGAGGATAAATGGTCTACGTTGCACTTGGTGCTTTTGCAATCTGGTACGCCCACGGCTTCTGGCGTGCCCTGCCCAGCAATCGTTACTTCTAACCCAAGAAAGCGAGGTGACCTCATCTTGACCGTAGCGAACAGTGCTACTCGCTCCCTATATACTGGGGAGCGATATTTTTCATACGTCGTATTCCATTCCCATACATCTACCCATAAGATAATGCATTAGGTATCCCATGTGTTCTGTTTCAGTATTAAAGTCAATGTTTCTATCGTGACAAATATACTGCAATACGTGTATCAGTTCGTGCGCCAAGTCTCCTGCCTCTATTTTCTTTTTTAGGTTCAAGTAAATAGTACAAGAATTACTGTCTTCTTTTTGAACGTATGCGTGGACATTTCTGCTAGTCAGGTATGCAGGTATCTTTTTAATTTGCCTTACATTTACCGTATAGCCTAGGTGCGGTATCTTTATTTTCATACTAGTCCCAATACCAAAGTAAATGCTCACTAACATAGGCATATAGCCTATGGAGAGCTTCATCTTGCTGATACCACTCAGACGTTTCGTAATCGTGTATAAGTTCCAGTGTGTAGGTAAATATCGCAATCCTCTTTTTATTATGTCCCTCTTTATCGTCATAGACATCCTGACTACAAAGTCTTTTAAGAGCTGGTATTCCTTTCGCCAAGTAGGTATCAAAGTTCCATAAAGCATCATCGTCATACCCTCTATAAGCTCTCTGGAACGCCCATTTAAGTCGGTAGTATAGGTCTTTCATACTAGTCATACTGCGCGTCTATTTTTGTAGAACCTAGCAATAACGGAAAGATTAAGATTGCAATAACGAAGCGAACAATAGTCCAATTAACTATTTTAGTTGCTAGCTCAATCGGATTTACCCAACACACAAACGAAACTAGTAGTAAAACAACTACTACAAATAACACTAAGGCAAACAATCCCAAACAAGCGTTTTTAATTATTTTCATATCTCATTACTATATTCGGATAGGGTTACGGTTTTGGTTCTTCAATGACAAACATTAGTGAATCTTTTTCCGCGAATCTGCGAAGAATACCTCCCTGCGACTTTGAGGAATTGTAAGAGTAATGACTTGGCTCGTTGTCATAAGTGCCCCACTGACTTGCTACAGTAGCCTTGTCGCCAGGCGCAATCCATTTTAATGCTTTTGTTTCATGGTCTGTTTCAGGTGTAAACATGATTTGCTTTATTCCTTCTGCTAGCACGATTGATATTTTCATATACCTCTTTAATTAACTTTATAATGATTAAATATCCTTCAACTCCTTAATCATGCTGTACGTCATAGCAGGGTACTTCTTTGCTACGGAGTCTATGTGGGAGAGGAAAGCTTCCTCTATAATCTCTACAGTTTCTTTCCAGTACGCCTGAGCGTCTTCTTCCGAAGTAAATAGTATTCCTTCTCTTTTATCGTGCTCACTCAACGCTTTTATTATTAGGGATTTCATACTATTCTTTCTCCATACAATCCCCGCACGTATCTGATAATTGGTTAATCTTTATTCCTCCACAGGTATGACATCTAATATGTCTAAGCCATGCCTGCTTTTCGTGAGCAACTCCAGCGTCGTAAGCGTGTTTGTAGATAGCTGACTCTAGTTCTGTGAGTGATTCGGTCTTCATACTATGTAAGATTACGAGCTTCTTTTAAGATTTCTTCAAGTTCCATTTGGTGCACGGAGAACATACCTTCTTCTGGCTCTACGTTTACTACTAGATTGAATTGATTTCTGATATACTCCACCACCTTCTCCCTCTCCTCCTGTCTTGTGCGGGAGATAGCCTTTTCAATATCTATAGAAAGGGTTGCTAAGGCTTTACCATACGCATAGTCCTTTCCTTTATCCGCCATTACCGCAATATCA